TGTTGCGATTTGGTTAGCAACTCTGTTGATTAACACAGCCAATGCCGCGTGTTCATCACCAACGAATGTTGCAGTACCTGACACAGCCGCTTGGTCAAAAGTCTCAGAAGCCGAACCGGCTAATGTTCTTAATGAACCAATTACTTCTTGATCGATCTCAGCAGTAATCTCTTGAGCTAACGCCGCCATGATTTCCGCTTCAACATCGATACCTTGCTGTGCTTGAGCATCTTGAGCCGCTTCAAAAGTCCATCTAGCACTTAATTTTCTAGATTTCGCTTCAACCGGTTGTTTCAAGATCTGGATTGATAATCTCTTACCAGGTGTACCCTCTAAAGAGGCAGTTGATGCACCTTTTGGAGTAGTGTTGTTCTGGTTACCAGAATATGCTTTCGCAATTTTGAATGGAGATAATGCTTCTTCACCTGCTGTCGTGTTTGACGCAACTGTGTCTGCATATCTTATTCTTAGTGTGTGGATCTGACCAACTGGACCAGTCATTGGTTGTACACCAACGATCTCGTTCGCAATAACAGTAGGCATTACCCTTCTGATTACTGGTAGGATCACTCTGTTTAACGTAGCAACGTTACCTGCAGATGTGGCACCAGCAGTTGATTGCTCTGCCAAGTACCTTTTAGTGTTTTCCAACACTACATCCATAGTTTTTTTCTTGTTGCCTGCTAAACCTTCTGTAAGAGCGGCTTTAGTTTCGCCCCATTTTGATTCAAATATATCTGACATTTGTAATCTTCCTTTAGTTTAGTTGTTATATACCCGCTAATTTACGGATATTTGTTAAGTCAGCATCTTCCCTTTGTGCTCTGTCGCCGCTTGATTCAGAAATAACTTGTTTTCCTGTTTCAACAGCTTTGTCAGCCATCACGTGTGGTAGATACTTGTTGAATGAAGCCTCAAGTTTTTCTGTTTGAACTGATTCTAACAGTTGACTCATTACCTCACTCTTTTCTTTGCCCAATGGTTTGAGCATCTCAGCCATCTTTTCCTTACGTTCCATCAAGTCAGCTTGTCTTTTGGACTCAGCTTCTTTCGACTCAATCACCGCTTGTTTGTCTTCGACGGCTTTCTCAGCGTCTTTTAATTTAAGTGCAGTTTCATCCACAACTTTCATTAGCTTCGCAGTCTCAGATTTCTCATTTAAGTAAGAATTCTGGTACTCTGAAGCAAACGCTTCGAATATTTTCTTACCAAAGTTAATAGTTCTTGCCGCTGTAATGTCTTCTTTAAGAGATTTTAACTCTTCAGCAAGTTTTTTGTTTACAGCAGATTCTACAACTTTAGCAGATCTTGTTATGAAAGCTTCTTTCATCTTAGCCATTTGTTTTTTGGCCTCGGCTACTAGTTTAACTTTCGTTTCCACAACGCCTTTTTTGTCTTCATGGAACTCTTTAATTTCTTTTGCAAGAGCACCAACTACGAATTCTTCCATTTTCTTGAAGTTTTCGTGGACACCTTTTCGGTCACCGTGTAGTTCTTTTAACTCTTCTGACAATTTAGAAAGGATAAATGATTCTAATTTGGCAGAATGTTTGCCTACGTTTTCTTTGTAAGCGATTTTTTCTTGTGCAAGTGCTTTTCTATCTTCAACGAACTTGGTAATCTCTTCAGATAACTTCTCGTTCATCATAGAGTCGATCGCTTCGATCATGTTTGATTTGTCATGTTCGTATCTTTTAGCGAATTCTTCTCTTAATTCAGCGCCTACAACTTCTTTGTTTTCTTTAATTTTCAAATCCCAAGCCTCTTGGATGCCTTTTTGAACATCTTCCGAGATTGCTCCAGACTCTACTAATTTTGATATTGCGTCTATCATGTTATTTCAGGTCCTTTATTATGTTTGTTAGTGCCTCTTTGAGGAACTTTTGTGCTTTTGCATCATTTCTAACTTCAGCCGCCAAACCCTTTGCCATGTGACCACCCTTTGAATTCATTAGGTGTTCATAAATTGGCGTAGGATAAGCACCCGGTGCCGAAGGTTGGGCCACAACATCTACTGTGATGATCTCAAAGTCCGAAACTTCACCGCTTCCGTATTCGTTCATGTTTCCAGAACCTCTACTTGAAACGCCTAGTTTCACACCTGATTCCAACATAGTTTTGACAAGTTGACCCATTGGTGTTGGCAGGATTTTCATCTTACCATATCCATTTGGTCCGTCCATCCACATTTCTGTTATCATGTGTGACACACGGTCCAAATTAATTTTTAAATCATCAGGGTGATCTACTTCACCTAACACAGAGTATCCTGAGCTGATCTGATCATTCAGTGTTTTAGTTGCTTTTGCAATTTCATTTACTGGATAGATCCTTTGATTAGCATTTTTGATCCCACCTTGAATGCAGATGCCCTTCATGTACAAATCCTTACCGTCTTTTCCCTCGTGTAAGACCTGCACTCTGGCTTGATCAAATGTTAGATTCTCTCTTAGGTATAGTGAACTCATCCGATGACTCCCTTTTTAATCAACAATGTGGCAATTACTTGCCAGCGATTGGTGATTTAGCAGATTTTTCTGATCCGTCAGCAGTGTTAGCCGCCATTGTCTTCGTGAAAGAAGTACCTTTAGCTTTACCGCCTGTGTTTTCAAACTCACCAGCCATTTTTTGAGGTGTTGTCGATCCATTAATGGAAGTTGACGCACCCGAAGTACCACTGTCTGCTTGTGATTGTGCAATGTTAGAACCGCTCGCGCCTGTCTTAACTTTTGAACCACCTACCATTGGTGTTGCTCCTTTTGCCGCTTTGTCTGATTGATCTGAATGGTCAGCTTTTACTGGGTTTTTGTATTCAGCCATTTTTTTCTTATGCATAGCCTCTTTTTTCATGCCTTTGTCTTTGTGCATGGCCTCAGTCTGTTTGCCTTCCATTTCTACTTCTGGAGTTAACTCTGGTGCAACTTCTAAAGACTCATCTTCTTTATCGTCCATGTCGTCTTTTTTGTCGCCCATCATTGCTTCGAATTCAGCTTTTAGTTCGTCTAAAGCGTCTTCTAAGTCTACTACTCTGTCTTCAACATCGCCTTCTGGATCTTTGTCCATGTCGCCATCTTTGTCCATATCCATGTCTTTTTCCATGTCCATGTCCATTTCTTTAGCGCCTTCTTCGTCTGCTGAGATGTCTTTAACCAATTCGTCAGTAGCGTCGCCACCAACTTCTTCTATTGACTCTTCTTCAGTAGTTTCTGATTCCGTTGCTTCGTCTTCGATTTCAACAACTTCGTCTACTTGTTCGTCTTTAGCTTCTTCTGAAGTCTCTTTTACTTCTTCATCTTTAGTTTCTTCTTCAGATGATTCAGTTTCCGTAACTTCGTCTTCTTTTTTCATTTTCTTGTCATGCATCGCTTCAGCAGTAACTTCTTCGTCTGCTAGGTTCTCGTAGATATCTCTTGATTTTTCTACAACGATTTCATGGAATAAAGCTTCTGCTTTATCGTTTTCTTCATTTATTAGTAATTCTAATAAACTCTCAAATTTATTATTTGACATTTTACACGTGCTCCTTTGTATTAGGTCGATTTGTACTTATAAGTGTTTGTATTTACGAATAAAGCGTAAAAAAGGTGGTGTAATTGGCGCCAAAAGGCGGATTTTTATGAGTTCTTCAATTTTAGATCAAATTTTGCTAAAAATTCATCTGTGCTTGGATGATCAATGTTTCCCTTCCACTCCAGATCCTTGGGCTTGAACCAGCCTGTTGGGATCACCCTGTGGAATTTTACGTTTGGGAAGTCCTGGACACACTTCTTAGTCTGGTTCAACCAGTTGCCATGGAAGGTGGCCTGCTCATTGCTCTTCTTGTAGTTCCGTGTATCTTTAAACATGTTGTTGAAACGGTAACCTTGGTTCTTGCCTTCTGTTGAATGGCCTTGATAGTCAAAACCTAGTATGTATATCTCTGTAAATCCATGGTCAAGTGCCATCCGTAGTGCTGTTGGTCCACTTGACCAGCCCAGGCTAGGTTTGAACCAGTTTACATGATTCAGTATTTTGTCATGCTTGGCGTACTGGGCGTTGTAGTTTGACCACACTTTATTATGTATAGCATAATCTGTCTCCCCTATTTCCAGTATCATTTTGGGATCTACTGCTATTAGGAAGTCAGGTTGGTGTGTTCGATAGACTCCGTTACAGGCAAAAACCTTGCCTCGCTCCTTAAGGTCATTGATTTCTATGCCCCTACGTGATTCACCGTTACCTAGTACGAATGCTATTGACGACATTATAACTCTAAGTTATCGTCTTGGGCAGGTTGTCCGTACATCTTTTGGACGAAAACTGCTTCTTCCTTCTGCTGTGCATCGTGATCTTCTGATGCAAGTCTCATTGAGTTGATTTGTTTGAGTGTCAAACGTGTTTTTCTTGTGTCTTCTGAATCGAGAATTGAAATATCGTGCTCTGGTTCATAGCTTTTGTCTTGCTCAAAGCCATCTGCGCCATAAGTGAAAAATTCATTCAGTTTCATAAACGTATTTAATCCTTATACCTGTCCGCCACCACCTGTTCCACCTGGTGTCTGTCCGCCTGGTGTCTGTCCTGGCTGTCCTGGCTGTGGTGAACCTGGTTCTGGTGATTCAGGATCCGCTGTTGGCTCTTCAAACTGGTCCAGATCGCTTGAGATTCCGGACTGTGTTACGCCACCTGATCGTAGTTGTGCGTTCTTGTTCTGTTTCTTCTGTGGAATGTTGTTTTCTTCTGCCCATAGGTCGGCATTTCTCGCCATCTCTTCTTCACTCAATCCGAGATATCTCTTTAGTGCGAATCTCTTACTCATATACGGTAGGTCCGCCACTGCTGTAAATGTGTTTACCCTGCTTTGATCCATCTCTGTCTGCCTGTACTGTGCGAAGTTTTGTGGTGGATTAAGTTTAATCTCAAACATGCTGTTGTCGATGTTGTAACCTTTGCCTTTGATATAAAGTTTGAACTCTTCGTCGAAAGTTTCCGCCAACATGCTCTGTAATCTTGAACAGTACTTGTTGAATCTCAACTCTTGAATGTATGCTGTTCCTACCCTACCATCGTTGTACTGTTGTCCACCGTCTTCCGCACCCGTTGGTAGATAAGAACTTGGAATTCGCAATCCTCTGAATAACTTATTTGTAAAAAATCTTAGATCGTCAATCTCGCCTAGGTTTGTACCACCAGGAAGTGTGTCCACTTTAGATCCTCTACCTTCCGCTGTCTGTGGGAAGAAGTAATCCTCATTTATACTCATTGGGTTGTAGGTTGCGTCGATGAAGTTGGCCCCACCTGATGCACTTGGAATTCTTCTTTGGTTGATCTCGTTTTTAACTCTCTCAACGAACTGCATGGCCAAGTGTGTTGGCATGTTACCTACGTCGATGTAGAAAACTCTTCTCTCTGGTGCTCTCTGCACCCTGTAAATTATAATTGCGTCTTCTAGTAATTCTTTTTGTTTGTACACTTTGAAAATTTGCTCCAGCACTGATTGTCCAAACGGGAAAAGGTTGTCTAAACCATCCGACATCGACATGTGGACCACATGTTCTGCATTTATGTTGTATGCGTTCATTGTCTTGTAGAATCTTCCACCCGTGTTTCCACCTGCAAACCCTGACATACTGTTTGTGGCACCTGCGTTTGCATAACTTGATCCGTATGCGGCAGTTCCGCCTCCTGTTGTTCCACCGCCACCGTATGTTTGGTTGGGTGTTATCTGTGTCGCTGATAGTCTCTGTAGGTTAGGATTGATGTCTCTGATCACATACTGTTCAGGTTTCTTGCCTTCAGACTCGTTGACGACGATCCTGTCAACTTTTGCGTTGTCGATGTAGAGCCATTTGTGTGTCTCTGGATCTCTTACGAAGAAACAGTCTCCGTACTTCAGTGCGTTCCTGAATATTCTGAAAATTCTTTTGTTGAACTTGTTTGACTTCGTCCATTGTTGCAAGGCCTTCTTTAAAAGTTTCACTTCATGTTCTGTTGTCTCATCTTTGAATACAAGATCAAAAGGAGTTTCGTTCTCTTGATTTTTCTGTGTTGAAAATTCTGCTAGGATGTCCAGTGCGGCGTTGATTTCCGAGTCCGAATCCATTTGATCATACTGGAAGTATCTCTGTATCCTGTTCGGGTGCCCTGTGTACACATCTGGCAAGTAAGAACTGTAGTTCCTCTTTGCGAAATTTGGCACTTTCTCTCCACTAATGGGAGACATGTTTGCGTCTTTAAAATATTTTTTCCAAGCCATACTTTATTATACTAGACTTCCGCCCATGTCTGCAAGACTTTTATTTGTTGATTTAGTATTCTTTTCAGTCATAGTACCTATCGTTACAAGCGTATTTAAGTGGTTTGCAGTTTTTTCTGTCAAAGCGATAAGCTCTCGTGTGTTTGCGTTTAATGTGCTGAGGTCTATAGTAGTGCTGTTGTTGGTAATCGTGTCACCTACCGTAGTGTTTGTATTGATGTTTCCACTCCCCAAAGTGCTGACTGCATTTGCTAACTTTTCTGCTAATTCGCCAACGTTTCTTTCAGGTAGAACCATTTCTGAACCGTGCAACATCATTGGTGTTCCTGCACCAAAGTCACGGAATCCTCGGGTACCAAACTGAGCGCCACCTTCGCCCATGTCGTTTTGACCAGGCTTAGGTAGTATGTCATCTATGTTCAGCGTTTCGCTTTCGGGTTTTGTCGTTGTGGGCAACTTGCCTGTGATGAGGAATTCTTTGAATTTAGATAATCCTTCATAGAACTTGTCCAATCCTCCACCCTCTTCCACTATGGCTTTTATCTTGTCGTTGAATGCTGATGTAAATTCCACCACTGCTTCACTATTGCTATAAAGTACAGGTGCCAACAGTTCGAATCTGTCTATCTGTAGTCTTGATGCAACTCTATCAAATGTGCTTGTGATGTTTCTTAAATTCTTTATGTTGTCTCCAACAGCGTCTAATTCATCCTGTATTATACTTGGATCTACCGCTGTTCCTATGGCTTCCACCACAGCGTTCAAGGCATCTGCAAACTGTCCTGTTACAAGTCCCGCCTGACCAAATGACTCACTATTGTTCATTACGTCCGCTGATATGGTCTTGATTGCGTTGGAGAACGCCACAGGATCCAAATCTTTTTGGAAAGCCTTTATTGCATCGTTGAACCTTCCATCGGATATAGCGGTCAATTCTTTGCTGGTATCACTGATAGGTGCGCCTAGTCCTACTACTTCTCTGGCCAGTTGTTTAAGGCCTGGTGGCAGTGCGCCGATCGAATCACGCAATATCGTTGCATCCTCCGCCGCCATCTTGGTCAACTGCGATTGGAACACACCGTCCGCGGCCATGGCGGCGTTCTGGTTGTTTAGTTCGTCTACACTTTGGCCAGTCAGTTTACTTAGAATTACTAAATTTTTAGTGTATTCTTTGGTTCCTGCTAAAAGTTGGGACTGTGATAAATTGTTTAGGTTACCCCTTGCCCTTTCTAGCTCTAGGAAAGTAGCTAAGAAGCCCGAAGTGTCATCTAGTGTCAATCCAAATTTTGCGAATTCATTTTCTGTTATATCCCTTAATTTTGATGTCAGTCCCACTATCTGTGGAATACCTTGATCCACTGATCCAAAGAATTTTGCCAGCAGTCCTGAATTGGTTCCGATCAGGTCTGTGAACTTTCCTAATGGTAGTGTGGCATCCGCCGCCGCCCTACGTAGCATCACTATGGAACTTCCAAATGTTGCTCCTGTTTTGGCCAGCTGTGTGAATGATTCAACGTTGGAATCTATCTCCCGAGCCAGTTCCTTTGTAACTTTACCAAGTCCCGGTATGTCTCCAAACCCTGCGTCTATAAAATCCTCCACAGAGCTTATTGATTTAGTGGTGTCTGAAAATGCAAGACCGGTTTTAATGCCTGCAGTTGCAACGCTTATTACTGCGTCCTTTAAAAAGTTTAGAGCCTTGGCCAATAGTGTCATCACGCCCGCTCCTGCTTTCGCAGTCTTTTGGAATTTTTCTAATGAATTTATTGAATCGTCAATCTCTTTGTTTAGTTCTTTGGTAAGTTTACCCCTCTTCTTTAAATCTTCCCTCTGGTCTTCTAGGGCTTTGATGGCCATCTTCCTAACATTGGTTTCTTGTTTGATGGTCTTAGTTCCTTCCATTGCAGACTTGGCAGATCCTCGCAAAACCCGGGTAAGGTCCTTGAGCTCGGAGGTCATGTCTTTGAGTAACTGTTCTAATTCTCTGTCCATATGGTTTTATTTCTTACCTTTTTGTACGCATATAAATATTGACACCTATACGCATTTAGTGTATATTTATGGATACAAAAAACATGGAAAATACTAACCCATTACAGAAGTACTACAGGCAACCGGCCATATACATCAAGTTGCCCAGTGGTGGCAGGTACTATGCCAAGGAGGTGTTCACCCCAACGGAGACAGGAGAGATACCAATATTACCAATGACCGTGAAAGATGAGTTGGCATTCAAGACACCAGACGCTATGATCAACGGGCAATCAACAGTTGACGTGATAAAAAGCTGTGTTCCGAATTTATTAGATCCATGGAAGATGGTTAACTACGACACAGATGCTGTGCTGTTAGCGATAAGGATTGCAACCTATGGTGAAACCATGGATGTAAGCTATCGTGTTCCGGTCACAAACGAAGATCAATCACACACAATCAATTTACCCGCACTGCTTGAGGATTTAGGCAAAGCCGAGATAGTGGACGAGACCACAACAACAACAAACTTCAAGATAACAATAGAACCACTGTCATACAAAACTCTAACTAAAATACAAATTGCAAGATTCGAACAACAGAAGATGTACGGAACAATAGATAATAGCCAAATGACTGATGAGGCAAAGCAATCGGCATTTGCAAAAAGTTTTGAAACATTGAACATGGTCAACTTCTCACTATTAGTTGATTCAATTAAATCTATTACAACTCCAGAAGGCAACACGGTTGTAGACAGATCGCAGATCATAGAATTTTGCAACAACGCAGATGCTAAGACGGTTACGGAAATACAAGCAAAACTTTCCGAGCTTAGAGTACAGGCACAAATCCCGCCTTTAAGGATTAAGTCCTCTGACGATCAGATAAAGAAAGGTGCACCGGCTTCATTTGAAGTGCCGGTAACATTTGATAGCTCAAATTTTTTCGGGTAACCCTACTGACAAAGGGTAACTCTGAAATAGTAAGCTATCTAAAAGACTTCGACAACCAAGTGAAAAATCTAAAACTGGAAACAATGAAGGTGTGCTGGTTTATGCGTGGAGGTATCACATGGCAGGAGGCACTAAACCTGTCTCCAGAAGAGCGTGGGGTGGTGGCGCAACTGGTAAAAGAAAACATGGAAACTACCAAGAAAAGCGGTCAACCTTTCTTCTAAGATATAGTATACTATAATGGTGTTAGAAAATGCAGATAATTAACATTTACATATGTCCGAAAAAGACCTAGTCAAGGAACTTAAATCAGCAATCACAGACATCACTCAAGACCGTGATGATACTCTGATTAAAATGAAGGCCAAGGATAGCCGGAACAAGCAAGTGTTGATTAAACTGGAACACGCTACAGCAGACGTGCAGAGCATGGGCCACAAGATAGGCGAACAGAACAAAATGATAGCCGATTTGCAGGCCAAGTTAGAGACCAAGGAGAAACTTTTAGATGAGGCACTCCAGAAATTGAAGGACATACATGACGACTCAACTCAAAAAACAAACACCCACACAGACGATCCAGACCTGGATTAAGGATTTTGTAACAAGACCCAATCCTGTATTCGGCAACTTACCGCCATGCCCTTTCGCACAGAAGGCCATCGTTGATGGCAAGGTTAAATTCCTTGAGTTGGACGGCATTGGTGAGTTCGGCACAATATTCACACACATATGGGATTTTAACTTTGACAAAAAAGATGTGTTGGTGATCATAGCGGAGCCCGACCAGTTCACGGCCAAGCAGACGGTGGAGATAGCAGACAAGTTGAACTTTGCCTTCATGCCGCGTGATGTTGTTGTGTTAGAGGATCATCCAAAAATTAAAGAGTCCGTAAAAGGCATAAAACTTAACAACGGTCATTTCATATTATTCCTAGTACAGAAGTTAAGCAAGTTGAACAAGTTTTCCAAAATGCTAGAGGTCGGTCCTTATTACAAAAATTGGACCAAAAAATATATTAAATCTGTTAAAAAATTTAGGGAAAGATAATATTACTGTCTTAGTTGTATTTTAACAACTTCAGGATGTGCAATTAGATATTGCACAGCATCGATCACTTTCGAAACTTCCATGCCCTTGTAATTACTCATGCCTGTTTGGAAAGCGGCAGGTTCACATATTTGTATCCTGTGTCCACCAACAGACTTGGTACCCATATCCATGTTCATTTGATTATAATCTGAAACGTACTGTGATAATGATCTTTTTGCGTTTGCGTATATCATGGCTAGGTTTGAGATGCCGGGAAAACTTGTATACTCCGCAGACATAGATCCAATTACAATGTAACGTATGTCTTTTCTTGTTACGGATTCGATTTGGCTCACAATGTCTGTGTAGCACCTATCAATTATTGTTTTGACCCCACCCCTTGCTGTTCCTTGTGTGATGATCACCAAATGGTCATCATCTGTTAGATCTAAAATCTCGCCCGCCCTGGAATTATCTATTGCTTCCACTAAATGATTGGCTAATTGTGTTTTACCTGTGACTATGATAGGCATCATTGTAGTAGAAATCATAATAAGTTTTTATGGTATCTATGTGTTTGGGTGTCTTTAGTAATAAGTTTTCATCACAGAACAGTAATTGACATCCGTCGTCTAATGCTTTTTGGAAAAGGTCAATCCTTTCTTCCACAGGAATTGAGAAATTGTAAATGCTTGGGAAAACTATTCCGGTGTTTTCACGAGAAATAAAATCAAACAACTTTGGCATCCAATCGCAATGATGGAATTCGTTAGTCCATTCCTTGGGCTTGATGCCTTGTGTCCTGCACCAATTCAGAACATATTCTCTGATCATAAAATATGGGGCGGTGCTGATGTATTCGTCGTTGGGGTTAGTGAAAACTAACCAATTCCTATCGTAATCTATATCACTTTTATCTAATTGATCGTATTGGTTGGGTATCCTATAAAATGATCCGGGTTTCCTTCGACCAAAGTCTACGGTTTTGTGTGGCATTCGCACATCAAAACTCATCCTGGTTCTGCCAGTTTCGTTGTTGACATTGCCATGGAGATGTCCCTGTCCGAACAACCAACACTCGCCTACCTTGACATCAATTGGCCATGATACTTTTTCACATTCCGATTGTATTTTATCAATTCCCCATTTTTCATGATGGATTTTATCTATCAACTTATGACTGGTGTCCCAATCTGTCACGTACATGGTGTTGGTGTCATAAGCATCTGTGATGGGTGTCCAAATAGTGTTAGTCCCGTTGTCGTAACCTGTCCAGAACCCGTTATGGAAGTTCAACAACCTGTTGATTTTGGCCTGATCCGGAACTACTATCCTAACACCCGCTGTGTACTGCACAAGATATTCGGATGGGTATCTGTCATTGCCTAGTTTGTCCCTAAAAATCTCTTCCACAAACTTATCCACATCTGCACTGAACTCCTCGGAACGTGTGTAAGATTCTATGTGATGCCTTAATCCTATCAGATCACTAGTTGAGAGAACTTCATGAATTTTGGTAAGGTCTGTGATTTGTGGAAATTTCTCCTGTGCCGCATTCAGGAACTTCTCTGGCCAATTGTATCTGGACAGATCGTACTGCATTTTCTTGTTGTCCCACTTCGGATCAAGGTTCTTAAGGTTATATTTTGAAGTTATGTCCAGCATATTAAATACTATTTTAATTAGTTGTATGGATTTCAGTTACCAAGATATCAGAGTGCTACAGGCCGAGATCAGTTCGGACTGCAACGCCGCCTGTCCACAGTGTCCACGTAACATCTACGGTGGCAAGACAGTTCCTAATTTGCCTATCAAACGGTGGAGGTTGGAAGATTTACCAAAGATGTTTAGGAACAATTTTGTGGCCAATCTTGACTTGGTATATTTTTGCGGCACATACGGAGATCCAATGATGAACCCGCAGGTTACACAGATAGCAGACTGGTTCCGACAACGTAACCCTGCAGTGAAGATAGGTATACACACAAACGGAGGTGTGGGGAGGACAGACACCTACAAGGAATTGGTAAAGGTAGTTGATTTCATCAGTTTCGGTATAGATGGCTTGGACGACACAAACCACTTGTACAGGAGGAAAGTCAAATGGAACCAAGTTATGGAACGTGCAGAAATTTTCATATCAGCAGGAGGTAAGGCAGTATGGGATTTCATTGTGTTTGAACACAATCAGCATCAGGTTGAAAAAGCCAGGACAGTGGCCGCAACACTGGGCTTCTCAGAATTCAATGTCAAGAAAACTTCACGTTTTTTAAATCGTAAACATCAGGTAATGCCGTTTCAGCCAGTGTTAGACAAAAATGGCAACGAGGAATACCGGATATACCCTCCATCAAACAGCAAGTACATCAACAAAGAAGTCACTATGCCAGATAAGGAAACACTACTACAAACTAAAATTTCCTGTAACGCTCAACGTATCAATGAGGTGTACGTTGCGGCCGACGGGATGGTTTTCCCCTGCGGATGGTTACACGATCGTCTGTATGGCCCAGAGGTTGAAAGCACCGAGGATTACGTTAAGATGAAGACCATGCTTCAACAAATTGGTGGCTCACTGCGAGCCAACTGCCAATACAGAGAACTCCAAGACATAGTGGATGGTGATTGGTTCAAGATGATTTCAGACAGTTGGTATAGCAAAGAGAGGTTCGAGCGTTGTTCGGTGTTGTGTGGAGCCTGTGTTAATCCAATTGGTGCACAGAATCAAGACATCAACTACAAAGAGTAGATTCAGCAACAAAGCGTTTGTCGAGACCTGCCAGTATTTCCTGGTTGTGTATCACAATCTCGCCTTGTCGGGTCTGCCAGTTCTTGGTCATCTCCGTGTTCGAAAAAACTGCTTTTAGCCACAACATCTGGTCTATGAGTTTCTCCGGTGTCTCCGCCATGGGCATGTGTGGGCGGAACCCCCTGTCGGACATCAGTTTCCTCTGGTGTGTGTTGCCAGCGTAGATCCATGGTATGCCTGCGGCGATGGGGTACAGCATCTTCTCAGAGTGCAGTGCCGAGTAGTCATCGTTGAAACAGTAGTTGTCCAACACCACGGCCGTCTGGCACGTGAGCATGTAGGGTCTGAGCGTGTGCCAGTTCTGCCCGTGCAGGTACCTCTGCTCGTGGTTGATGGACTTGCCCTGTGCCTCCATGGTCCTGCCCTGTATCTCCGACACTGGTGGTTGTTCTCGGTATATGGGAGTTTGTGTCCCCCTGTCCGTGACCGGTGGCCTGCTGTAGACACTGTTGTCGAGCATGTTGAGGGATTCCATGGCCCTCATCACACGTTCACGATCATGTGACTCAGTGCCGTAGGCCACGTAGAAATCTTTGGTCACCGAGTCCCCGCCGTGGTGGTAGTGCCTGTGCTGGGCCTGTGCCTTCTGCAAGGCCTCGATGTGCTGTGGCAACCAGGGATCGTGGGTGATGTGTGTGCAGTGTGGACTGGACAGCACTGGCCATCCCTCGGGTATGTGACTGCGTGTGACCACGTGGTACGGTCCTCCATGTTCCATGGCGTTGACAGCCTCCACCAGCGGTCGCCATTCCGTCAGCCTCACGAACTCGTCCAGCACCACACCTCCGTGCTGTCTTATGTCCGCAATCATCCTGTCCGTGTCTGGCTTGTTGTCCTGTAGGTAGTGGGGGAAGCCCTCCACCAGGCTTTGGTACTGCGACTGCATGGGCTAATGGTCTCCCTTGATCAGCGTGATGTCGCCGATGTCACGCAGTGTGTCTATCTTTGAGTCCCTCCTGCACAATCTCTTGTACTGCTTCTTGTTGGTGCTCCACTCCGTACCTGTCCACCACTCGAACCCGCGATAGTTGGCCTTGTACTCCGATGACAGCTCGTAGCCGGATCCCATGTAGAAATACCTCACGTAGTTGTTGGAGGCCCACTCGATCTCCATGTCCAGTGTGATGTCTGATATGGGTATGGTGTTGGCGTGTATCACGCTCTCCAGTCCAGCGAGGTCCTGTGAGTCGAAGGTGTCTATGGTGCTGTAGTTGTCCTCTTGGTATCTGTATCTCTTCTGCTTGGTGAATCCCACTATGTTGTCAGCGGTGTCTATGTAGAATATCATGAACTGGTCACGCTTGTGGTAGTGGGCAAAGGGATCGTAGTCCGCGCCAAAATTTTTCCGCTTCATGTACTGCTTGTATATGTGCGGCAGGCTCAACAGCCTCACCATCTCGGATGCGTCTATGACCTTGATGCCGATCTCTTTCCCTAGGTGCGTGTGTTTTTTGTAGCGTGGCCTGTACAGGTCTATGTTTATGCGTGTGCTACGTGACTGGTAGAACACCTCCTTGTCCATCACTGGATGGTCAAGTGCCAGCCAGCCCCTGTCTATGGCTTCCGCTTCCTCGTCCTCGTGTACAAGCGCCATGGGTTTGCATATCACTAGATCCTGTTGTTCCTGTTTGCCGAGGGTGTGATCAAATATCAGTTCCATTGTGTATTACTTAATGATGTGTCAGAGACGGCTAACGCCATCTGAAACTTCGCTTACGCTCGTTTCCTTTTCTAGATTTACGCTTTACGCAGTAGTAAGAATTTACGGAATGACGCATTTATGCGTCCCCTGTGGTAGATGAGCAGTCACAATTCGGCTATTTCTAGCCGAACCGACTTGAACCCTGTGGTGAGTTCGCAGTCACTATACATCGCTACCGTAGTCGGGCGGTTGTGCTGTACCCGTTAGCTCATTCATTACAACGCGAGCCCGTCAAACCCTTGCATAATAGTTCTTGGCGGACCTGGGGATTAACTTTTTCTAATTGCCCCATCATTTTTTGCTGTTTGCATCTAAGGATTCACCTGTCGCTTGTTAGCCGCATTTCCTTGCTCACTGGTTGCGATGCTATGTTTGCCTATTGGAATTTTTAAAAGAAATTGTAGTTTGCCTATCGCACTTGTTTATATGAGTTTTAATTTTAGGTCAATCTTTTTGGCTTTAAATACCGTCATGCTCTGGACATATCAAGGAAATGAAATTACCAACATGCCGGAAGATGTTGTTGGATTTGTTTATCTCATAACAAACACAACCAACGGTAGGATGTACATAGGTAAGAAACTTGCCAGATTCAAAAGGTCCAGACCGCCATTGAAAGGCAGGAAGAACAAGCGTAGGTACAAAGTCGACTCTGATTGGCAGGACTACTATGGTTCCAGCGATGACCTAACAATTGATGTGAACAAGCTGGGTAAACACAAATTTAAGAGAGAAATACTGTTCTACTGCAAGTCAAAAGCGGAACTGTCCTACGTTGAAGCACGTGAACAGTTTGCACGTAAGGTTCTAGAATCAAATGACTACTACAATGGACATATCCGTGTGAGGGTTCACGGCAAGGGCATATTGAAATGAAATACGGATATATGATGTATGACTGCACAATAGATGAAATGCAAAAACACAAAGCGGATTGCTATGATTTAAAGAAAGAATCTGATCCCGCAAGTATCTTTGGCTACTACAAATTCGCCAACGTTCAAGATGCTGTCGAGAGGATCAACAGCCTGTACGTGCCTATGGAACATGGTGATATACCACACGTGGAATGGCAACTAGATGAGTCGGGTACACTGTTGATAAAAGAGATCACGTTCGACAAACCCGAAGATCAAACGTTGTACCAAGATGCGGTTGAACGGGCATGGGCTCTCGGAGGACACCTGGATGTCCGTGTGCAACAAATTTTTTATGACTAACAACCAGACTATATTATTAGATAGGGCAACATACAATATCACAAGTGCATCACTGATAGAAAGTGATACCAAAGTCCTTAATTTAATATTCTCAGATTTCACGGAGCCAGCAAACTTCACATTGATAGGTAAAAGCATGGAATGGAAACCGTTGATATGGATGCAGTTCGAAAAAGAGAGGATCAAGCGTTTAGAGTGTCTACGAATAATAAATTGTGAAGGCACACTGCAGGACGCATTCAAGCAAAAAGTAAAAGGTATATTTCAGCACTTGGATATTGAATTCATTGATGTGAAACACCTAGGCAACTGGATGTTCAATCAGGAGTGTAAAAATGTAAAGGACAGTGTTGTTGCACAGGATAGGATAAAAAGTGTTACCTACTCTGCCGGCACGATGAGACTCAATAGATATGTGTTGTTGGGGTGGTGCCAACAGAACCAACTACATGACGTGGGCCGTCCAGCTATGTCCAAAAATCAACTTCGCATGTTCAACAACGAATACTCTAGACTAGCAGGCACACAGTTTGACATGCATTATGACGCCAAAGCCAACAGGTTTTTTGGCGATGTAGGACAGGATGCTTTCAACTTGAAATATTGTCAAGTGCTCGGGGGTTCACACATAAACTTTGTGGCCCATCCACCGGACTATGGTCTAAGACACGGTGCATTTGATGAGAAACTTTGGTACACGTTGATATGTAAGACTGTGCCTTTCTTTATTGGTAATGTCAGCGAAAATGATAATTTGAAAATGTATGGTTTCGAATCCTACGTAGGGTTCGACTATTCTGCGGACTCCATATCCAATCCCATCGAACGTTGGTTAAAACTTCTAGATGACAACAAGCGTTTTTTCATAGACATAGATGAATCTAAAAAAATACATGATCTGAATAAGGATATAATTGAACACAACTATGATAGGTTGTCCAACACAGACTGGAAAAAAGTTGCAAACGATGACCTTGCTGGTTCCCCCGACCATGTGCAAGAAGTTTTAAAGTACGGTGCACCAGACCTGTACTCCCTACTTTCTTAGCCAAAAAAAACCCCCGACTGGAAGCCGAGGGTTCTAAACTTATAAATGTTAAAGAAAATTACGCCGCTGTTTTTGCCGCGTTCTTAACTTCTTGTATTTCTTTTCTTCTTGCTTTGATCAGCTTTGATAATTCTGCTAATGCTTTTCTGGCTCTTGTTGCCGAAGCTTTCACGCCCTTATCAACGAACTTACCGTTCTCTTCTGAGTAAGTTTGGATTGCTGTCATGATCGAATCATGTGTTTCATTTGACATATGTTTTTTCTCCTTCTATTATCGTACGATATAATTAATTAACATATGTTTAATTTAAGCACACAAGATGTGGTTTTGTCAATTGAAAATACACCTTTGGTAAATTTAGATGGAATACTTTACCAAGAGTACAATAATTTTTTTGGTAAAGATATGCTTGAGGAGTTATTGGATATAAATTTTGCCAATAAAAATTTAGTCAAGTTGGAGAAACATGAAAATTTTCCACGACTTATGTTGGAGTACCAAGACATCACAATGAAAAAATTAAAAGTTTTCTTTATGGACGAAAAAATAAAAAGTGCCCTTGAAAGGAAGTTTGACACCACCTTAAAATTTGACAGCGTTGATTTTTGGATTGACGACAAAGGTTATAGTCTTAAGCCACACACAGACGATGACAGGATCAAACTAGCAATTCAGATATATCTGGGCAATGATAACATTGGCACGTCATTGTTTGGTTTGGAGAACACAAGTATCAAAACATTCGAGTACAAAGAAAATTCAGGATATGCACTGTTGAACAACAGCGTCAGCAGGCATGGGACACAAGGTAGGAGTGAAAAAGGTAATCGTAAAAGTGTTTACGTGAGGTATGGATAATTTAACAATTCAAGATCTGGATACCCAACTGTTTCCTTTGCAAGATTCATATCTAGCAGAGTTAAAGGACAGTTGGTACACACAACCACAGAAGGACATCGAACATGAAACATTTGTTGCAAAAGCCGACGAATGGTTTAGAAGTACTAAAATTAATAATGTCCAGGGGTGGAATAAGTTTCCTTGTATTGACGTCATAATGGGGTGTACACACTTCATAGAGAGTCTGGCCAGTAAACACAAATGGAACATACAGATACTAGGAAGAGAGTACGCTTACTACAGTGTTATGGGTAAGCAGTCCACAAAGCAGGGAGAACTTGTGCCTGGTGTTCCTTTGATAGTCTCGATGCCAAACTACTTCTATGGCAATAGGCCAGATTGGGAAATGGTATTAAATGAATGTGAAGCAAAAGGAATAGATATTCATATAGACTGTGCGTGGATCACGGCCGCAAAGGATTGGAGTTTCGATTTTGATCATCCTAACATCAAATCATTTGCAATGAGTATGTCCAAGTATAATTTTACCTGGAATAGGATAGGACTGAGATGGTCAAGACAACGTAGCATGGACTCATGCACATTGATAAGTGCCCAGCGTAAGTACAATGAACTTACAACAGCATGTGGATCTTTCATGATGGATAATCTCCCTAGGGACTACGGTTGGAACACATATGGTGAAAAAAATAAAGAGATTGCTAAAAAACTAGGAATGGATCAGACTATGTTTTTCTATACCTTAAAAGATAAGGATAAACTTTATTCGGTTGGTAGGATTTTAGGACGATAGCAAATATCCCATTGGCTTTTGAAATTTTGATCCTCTTCGTAGCCAACACTTGCTAGTATCTCGTCAATCAACAACTTGTCAGGTTCCGCTTCAACAGTGCATATTTTTGGTCTGCTATTTTTTAACATCTTCATTCCACTTTTGATGACCCGTGCATTGTCAGTCGCACAGTCTATTTTTACAATATCTACTTTAAGTTTGTTGTTGTTAAGCCACCATGTGTCCAACTGTTCCGTCTGGACCTCGATGTACTCTTTGCCACCCTTGACAAAATCAAGTCGGCTCCTGCCAGGTTCGTCGTGTATGTGAAACTGTTCAGTGCCGTCCTTTAGTGAAACTGCTTTGCATCTTGGCTTGAGGTTCTTTAATTTATAGTGTCCTATGCCTTTTTTGAATATGATAGGGTCGGGCTCCCAACTGATGACTTCACCGGTGCCTCGCAGATGTTTCAACATTATCCACGACATTCTGCCAGTGTTGGCGCCTATGTCTAAGCATCTGTCACCGGCCTTGATGTTATTTGCATATAATTGATTTAATTCTTTAGCACCGTTGTCTGGCATGTTACACTATTATATCTACGTCATTCGCGTAGTTTGTAAAACCATTTTCTTTGACAACTTTTAGCACACTGTTTACTCTGCTCACCAATTCATCTTTGTGGGATATTAGGAAAATATTTTTTTTCTGAGTCCTGCTCATATCTTTCAATACTGCCATCGAGCTCTCAACACCCGAAATATCCATACCAGCGTCCACCAGTTCGTCAATGAACAACAAGTTGATCTGTTGATAAAGGCTCTCCCACACATCTCGGAATGCCCAACTTAGACTTAATATCAACCTGTTCCTTTCACCCCTACTTAAATTATCGAAGTCCAGTTCCCTGCCCAGTTCCTCGATACGCACACTCAGATCCGATTGGAAAGTCACCGTGTGTGGCAGTTTCACTTTGCCCAGGAAGTATGCGAGTCTCTGGTTCAAGTATGTTAAGTTTTGTTCTATGATCCTTGTTCTTATGAAAGAATCTTTTGCAGTCAACAATTTATACAAGAAGTCTTGGTGTCTGTGTAGGTCTTCCATTTCGTTGGCTTTCTCATAGTCGACATCCTGTATGGCAGACTTCTTCATTTCTGCTATCTGCTCCGCGTATGTGTCTTCTTTGTTTTCGGTCTGATCTAACTGCCTCTTAAGATCCTGCAGTGAACTTTTATGATTGTACGCCTCGTCGATTGTGTCATAGTACGTGTCCGGTATTTGTCCTAAATCTCCCACTTCATCTATGCCCTCTTGTATTTTTGCAAGATCCGTTTTAAGTTTTGTAACGTACTCTGTTGATTCCGTAAGTTGTGCCTTTAGTTTTCCAACCAGGTGCTCGTGTTTATCATCGTGCAGTTCTTGTTCACACGTAGGACATTTTTGTTGTTTAGTGTATTCTAGGTCTGCTTCAGTTTTTGTCACTGTGCTTTCTGCTTTGGTCAGCGAGTTTTCATGATATGCTTTTTCTTTTTCCAAACCTCTCAGTGCTGTTTGCATCTCGTTGTGCTTCTGTAATTTTTTGTGTTTGGCAATCTCTATCTCACTGTCTACCTTCTCCAATTCTGCTATTGCTTCTTGGAAACTTTTTACATCGTCCTGCTTCTGCTTGGACCAAGCGTTTGATCTGATCTGTAGGCTTTCAATGGATTCCTGTATCTTCTCATTTGATGCCACTCTGGCATCTATTTTCAATTTCTCCTCAGTAAGCATCTGCTTTGTTGCTTTCTGTTTTTCACGTAATAAATCTGCCTTCTGTGACAACAGTGTGATACCCAACAACTGTTCAATTATTTCACGCTGTTCTGCCTGCTTTGTTGACAAGAACGGTTGTGTGTATGTGTTCAATGCAATTATGTTTTTAAACATAGAATGGGTCATGCCCATCAATTTGTTTATTTCTATTTGTGTTTCTCTGTTCTCACCTTGTGCTTCGTTGCTTTCCGTATTTTGTTCAATGTTGTTTGCATAGAATTTAAATATTTGTGGTTTTCTTCCTCTTTCGATAGTGTACTCGACATTATTCTTTACAAACTTAACACCAACCAACATTCCTTTTTCGTTGGTTTTGTTTACGAGATTATCTCTTCTAATGTTAGTTAATGCCTCGCCAAAGAACACGTAACTCAATGCGTTTATAATCGTTGTCTTTCCAGTACCGTTTCTCGCACCTGCATCATCACCACCTAAGTCCATGTTCTCACCAATTACAAGAACAAGGCTTTTGTTAGAGAAGTCTATTGCCTGGGCCTGATTCCCCACACTCATAAAGTTCTTTACTGTAAGTTCTTTAATCGTTAACATTTTTTTTCCTACGTTTCTTTTTGCCTAATTTTTCTATTGCTTCGTACACTTCAGGTGGTGTTGAAAGTGTGTGTTGCTCAACCCATCTCTTGTATCCCTTCAACCATTCTTCCTGTGTGACGGGTTTGGACATGTGATCCAACAATGATTTTTCGGTGAGCGGTTCCTCGAGATCACCCTTTAAAACTTTTATCAATCTTCTTTTACTAATTCGTGACATCTAGATCGTTGTAAATTGCTGTTAATACGTTTTTGTCATAGACTTCTGAATCCACACCCTGCAACTGTTTGACAACTATTTGATCCACACTGTCAAACTTCTGCACTTCCACCAATGGTTGTCGTGCGTTGTCCACCTGCTCTGGTATCAGTTGTAGTTCTCGGAGTTGATATTTGTCTATGAACGTTTCTCTAACGAAGTTCGCTTCTTCGTAACTAATTTTTATATCTAGTGTTACCCGCACATACATTTTTGGTTTCAGGTACTTGTCTGGATCTTCTAGTAGTTCAGACACTTTAATAGTGATGTATCTCGGCATATCTGGCCAATTGATATATTTAGGTTTGCCGCCCATTTCTATAATCATCATGCCTCGGTCATCGTCCCAGGCATCTGCATAGTTGTGTGGAAATGCGTTGCCCATGTAAGTGACGTTCTTCATTACTTGTCTTTTATGGAAGTGTCCTGAGAACACTTGTCCACAGTTGGCAAAATGATCCGTCTGTATTCCTCCAACGTCTGGCATCTCCACCATTGCGTTCATTTTGAAATACGGCAGTTCAAAGTGTCCAAACACATACTGTTGTTTCATCTTTTGTATTTTTTTATATTCATCACCTACTATCCATGGGATAATTGCAACATCGTCTTCGACAAGCCATTCGTTAACAAGATGTATGTTTGGTATGTTTCTTATGAACTCCATGGAATTAATTTCCCTTTTTTCTCTGTAGAATAAATCGTGGTTACCCATGATAACATAAACTTTTTCAAATGCCGCACCCAGTCTTTCCATGTTGGAAACTGTGTAGTTCATTGTGGATACATTCGTTGAAGATCTATGATGATGCCAGTCGCCCAGGAATATACAGGTCTCACAACCTTCTGCCTTCGCTTGTGATATGAACCATTTTACGAAATCCTCACAGTCATCGTTGTGTATCCTAGAATTACCCTTCATGCCGAAGTGTATGTCCGTGAAACAGGCTACCTTTTTAAAGAATGCCATTGATTACCATTTCTTCTTAACGATTGGTTTATGATTAGTCATGTCTATCTTGTTCTTAAACTTGACGTCTTCAAAATCATCTGAATCTAGTTTGCCTTTTTTCTTCAACACTTTGTTTAATTTTTTCAAAGTTGTCTTGTTGACTTCATGCACGTCGCCGTGAGCGGTCTTCATTCTTTTTTTGTACGAAGGGCCAGTGCTTTCATTCTCGTTCTGCCTAGTGAAGCTTGGCATCATGCCGTTGTATTCCAGCAAGTCGTCACGTATCGATTGATTTTTCTTTTCTATGTTCAATATTCTGGTGAAACTGTTTGTGATTGCCGCCGTGTAGTATGCGAACGGATTGTCCGACTTTGATTCATCGAACTGTAGTCCTATCTGACTCAATTGCATCAGCGCCTGTGACTGCATCTCGTCATTGTATGTGTAACCTCTCCAGTTTGCCCTTGTGCCATAACGTTCACACAATTTCATGTACATCATGGCCAACTGGTTTGTCATCTTGCCATGGTCCACGCTGAAGTGTCCGTTGCTCATTCCGCCAATCCAATGACTCTTGCCCACGCAGATTAGTTTGCTATTCTTGTCAAATTTGTAATGTTGGAATGGGGGAAAGTTGACCTTGGAGTGATGGTCCGCAGTGCTTTTTGGATTTTTCTTCCTTTCGTTGTCCATTGGTACGTGGTCGAACATCATTACCCTGAACACTAGATCTGTTTTCTCTATCTTTCTTGGACTCACTGTGTAGTCCGCTAATTTTATCTTTTTAAGTCCTGCTTCCTTGGCCTGTTCCCATGCTTCTTGTGTTAGCCTCTTTGCCTTGGCCTTACGTGCCTGTGCCACAGCACTGGCGTTGACCTTCTTCAGATTGGGTACAATTAAATCATACCGTGCGTCCTCCGGCGTAACATATGAGCAGTAGGTGTTCTTGCTGGCGTGTATTTGTGCCAACAGATCTCGGTTATTTAGGTACTTGACTCTCTTCATAAATTCCTTCTCTGTATATAATGTAAAGTGACCACAAACAGGTCTGTTGAATCGTGCCGTATGGTGAATTAAGTGCGCCTAGAATAATGCCTATAAATATAGTTAAAGTATACGAAATTTTACAAAGGAAAGCAACCATTTAAATGGCATTTGGAGAAATAGGTAAGATAGTAAAGAACGTGGGATCGGGGATATTTAACAGGACCCTGGGGAGGCTCACCGGTGCAGGTATTTCTACTGACAGTAGGATAGTGCAGGCTCGAGCAAAATGGTCTGGACGTAGCGACAAGAAAGATTGGCGTGTAAGACTGGAAGTGCCAGATGGACCGCTGACCAAGTTCTTTGACTTTGAGAACAATCCATTGATGAAACCCTTGGCCTCGTCACGAGGCATATTTTGGCCCCTAACTCCTGCAGTTGTAATACAACATTCAGCGAACTATAATGCCATGGATCAGGTACACAGCAACTTTCCACACCAGGCATACCAAAATTCACAGGTCGATTCATTGAACATCATTGGAGAATATCCTGTACAGAACTCGGAGGACGCCAAGCATTGGATCGCAACTGTAAACTTTCTAAGGACTGCTACAAAAATGTTTTTTGGTAGAGAGGGAGGCATAGAAGGATTGAAAGGCAATCCACCGCCAATCATGCACTTGTTTGGTTATGGTGATCATATGTTTAATAGGGTACCTGTAGTTATAAACACATTCAACGTAGAACTTAGACCAGGGATCGACTACATATCAACAAAACAGTCACAGACGGGATATGGGCAAGGGAGAGTAGACCCAACATTAGCGGCCGCTGTGGAGGCTGGCGAAAATCAATCATGGGCACCTACGCTGTCAAATATATCTGTGTTAGTGACACCAATATACAGCAGAGATTCAATTAAGAACTTCTCAATGAAAAAATTTGTAAGAGGTGAATTGAACGGTAAGGGCAATGAGGTAGGATTCATCTAATGGCCAAGTATTCGAACACATCTCCTTATTTTGAAACTGAAGAAATTGCAGACTACTTAGACATCCTGAATCCAAGAACTATAACCGCAGAGCAAGATGACCCAAGTTACACAATCGAAAGAACTTACGCATACAGACCAGATCTATTGGCCTTTGACCTTTATGGTACGCCAAGACTCTGGTGGGTTTTTGCTCAAAGAAATCCTGACCAGATCGAAGATCCTATCTATGACTTTAAACCAGGAGTGACAGTTCAGTTACCCAAGAAAGAGAACCTACTTAAAGACATAGGAATTTAGTCATGGCAACCGATTCATATACATACGCGGCCAACGCCAGGAAGCGTAGCATAAATCAACTTCCTATCACTCCAGACCCTAATGTGTTGCATCAGTTTGCATCATATAATACACTGTTTACATTGTCAGCACTGAGTACACAGGAGTTGCGAAATCCTAAAACGTTTTTCCAAGGCAAGCCGCATGACATAATTGCTCGTAGTGGTGGCATATCGGACGCCAACTTCTCGAGCCACACGGAGGCATCAGCCAACAACAGGGAAAGTCGTAGAGATCCCACTAATGAATTTAACAAGACAGTAGACAAGGGAAGGGTAGGAGCGTCACTAGGACAGGCTTCCAGGACCTTTAAAAGAGACCATGATTTGTATTTTAGAAATGTTGAACTTACATCTGTACCAGGATTCAATGAAAAAAGACGGTTAACCAGTGTGACAAATATTACTATGGAGCTAGTAGAGCCTTCAGGGATCACATTATTAGATAAAATAAAGGCCGCGGCGGCCAACAACGGTTTCCTAGATCACCTAGATGCACCCTACATGCTTACCATAGAATTCGTAGGCTTTGATGAAAATGGCCAATCGATAAAAGAAAAATCGGATTTTATTAAAAGGGTCATTCCTGTTAAATTGATTACCATGGACATCGATGTGAATCAAGGCGGATCCTACTATAACATTAAGGCAATACCATATAATGAGTTTGGATTCACAAACAATTTTATGTATCCTAGGACAAGTGGAAGTTTGAAATCCACTAATCGAACATTTAAAGATGCCGTAGTTGATCTACAAAACATTTTGAACGATCAAAATGAGCAGGAGAAGGATAGCAAATTCAACCAATATCCTGACAAATATGAAATTTCCATCAGCGAAGATCTAGACCCGGAACAACAACTTGCATATGAACTACTGCAACAGGCAGACATGACCCAGACAAATGTTAATCAGGCGCCCGGGGAAGAAGCATTTGAGATGACATTCATAAAATTTTCGTCCGCTGTTGGTATACCTATGCTTTTAGAAAATTTAATGAAGACCCATCCTAAGTACGGGGCCGTAAGTTTTGATAAATGGAGCGAGGCGGTGTCCAAAAAAGGATCTGATAAGTTTGATCCTAACGATGGCTTGTCTACATATTTTAAATATTTTAGAATACGAACTAGTGTTGAGCCTACTCTCGACTTTGACGAGATTCGACAAACTAATCGGAAGATAATAAAAATTGTGGTGGAACCATACTACATCAGTGCATACAATTTGGCAACTGCCGGCATCCACCAGGATAGAAATTACCAAACCTACGTGGCCAAAGCATACAATTACATCTTTACAGGTGATAATGTTGACATTCAAAACCTAGACATAAACTATAAGGTTGCATACTATCAATCAAGGCTGAAAGATCTTGAAGCCAATGATGCCAGGACGTTTGAAACTAGTAATGATGCCACTACAGAAGAGACAGGTACTCCTACTAATAGGACTCGACCAGATAATATGCCGGATCATTTAACACTTTTGCCCCTCAAGAGTGAAGTGTCTTTATACAAATCTAGCACAGATGGCAGAACAGGAAAGGGCGATAACAGAGTAGATGCATTTTTTGATGCCATTACAAACCCACAGGCAGACATGGTAGTAATAAACATGGAAATTTTAGGAGACCCTGCATGGCTTGGGCAGAGCCAATTCATCCCAGCAACACCTGTAAATTCAAATGGTAGCTCAATTGATAATAACCTAGAATTTTTCAGAGGAGGCGAAAAAACCAACATTTGGAATCCAAAACTTCGTTGTTACAATTATGATGTGGCGGAGCCGGTGACCAACTTGACATTTAAGACACCGCAGGATTTCAATGACATGACAGGTGTTTACGAAATATCGAACGATCAACGGCAGGTGTTTTCCGGTCTGTACAAGGTGGTACAGGTGGCCCATAGCTTCACTGATGGAAAATTCACACAGAATCTTACCATGGTACGTTTCAATAATCAAGATAAGTCAGTTACAAAAACCTTAAATGAAAAAATTGTTAAGAAAAACAATGTTATAACTAGTGTCAAGAACCCAATCCAGCTCTCACGTGAAAATGAGAACATTTGGAGTATTAGGGAAGATGATAGGATGGCGTAATGGCAGGTAAGGACTATTTAAAAGGACACTCTTCAACAAGCAAGGCACCAGGAGGTGACAAGTCGTGGATGGGCGGAGAGCCCGGTCCATACATAGCCATAGTAAAGAATAATGTTGATCCATTAAGGATGGGCAGACTGCAGGTAAACATTCCTGCTTTGAGTAAGACAGCAAATCCTATAAGCAGTAACCTATTTACATGTGAATATCTTTCGCCTTTTTATGGCGCCAAGGATGTAAGGTATAACATCGGAGGATCTACGAAATACCAAGACAGTCAACACAGTTATGGTTTCTGGGCAGTGCCACCCGACATTGGTACTAGGGTGCTTGTGATATTTGCAGAAGGCAAATTAGAACAGGCATTCTGGATAGGTTGTTTACAAGATCCTGTTACCAACCATATGGTGCCAGGTATAGCGGCCAGCACAAAAACACATGACAGTTTGGATGGGACATTCACTGGTCCGGATGCAGGTTTCCAAAAAGACAAGCAATCAACGTATGGAACAAAAAATGTACCGGCGGGAGAAGTAAACAGAACAAGTGCTGGAATCAATCCCGCAACCAATTATGATAATATTAATAAACCTATCCATCCATTTGCTAATGTACTTGCCGATCAAGGACTATCGGGTGATGAGATTAGAGGTACCACTACTAGTTCTGCTAGAAGGGAAACTCCGAGTAATGTGTTTGGCATAAGCACACCTGGCCCTAAGGACACAGATTCGACCAGGCAATTGGTTGGAGTCAAAAACTCGCAACGACAAGACTATGTAGCAAGGAAAATAGGACACACCTTTGTGCTTGACGATGGAGATGTGGAAGGAAACAATCAACTTACAAGATTAAGGACGGCATCAGGTCATCAATTATTGATGCACGACACCGAAGGTGTTGTTTATCTTGCAAACGGATCAGGCAAGGCATTTATAGAGATGGACAAGAATGGAAAGATCAGCATATATTCAGACAAGGGAATAGACATACGGGCAGAGGGAGATTTTAATCTACACGCAGATGATAATATAAACTTCCATGCAGGAAAGAAAATTAAATTCACCGCTGAAGAGAACTTAGTGCTCAACGCAGAGAAATATGTTTACGTTATGGGTGAGTCTGGAATATTAAGTGCCTCACAGAAAGGCAGTGTAAGGAACTTTGCTAGGGATGGTATAACTTCCCACACCAAAGGTATACAGTTCCACAGTGCAGACGGTAGGATCGATCTAGCGAGTGGTAGTCAGGTTCATCTAAATTCAGTTGGTCCAAGATCTAACATGGGACCTGGTTGGTTAAAACCAACTAGCGTAAAAGTCGGAATACAGGAAACAAAAAAACAAGATGTTATTGCACAACAACCTATTTTAAACGGAAAACCAAACTACGAGAAAGTTAAGGTAAAAACAACTGTAGGAGGCTTTGTGACACATGAGCCTTACACAAGACCGGCGGGTGGCAGAGAGCGAGACGACATAGCGTAAATATAGTATATGGCATACGGAGATTCAGGATCAGGTTCAGGAGCAGGTGGCTTATCAAACAAGTCTGTAACCTTCAAGGGTTTCAGTTCACGTGCCGACAAGAAGAACTTCAAACTGTATGACTTTGAGGTTGCCAAGCAGGACCTCATCAACAGATTAAGCATACGTAAGGGCGAGAGGGTCGAGAACCCTGAATTCGGCACTATAATATATGATGCCATATTCGAACCATTCACAGAACAACTTAAAGACGCCATTGTTGAGGATGTTACTGCCAATCTTAATGCTGATCCACGTATTGCAACAGAAGAGATATTGGTAACAGAAGCGGACAAGGGCATAGCCATACAGGCCACTATTACATATGTTCCGCTTAACATTACAGAGAAATTGAGATTCAATTTTGACGAAAACTCACTATTGCGTCTATCTTAATATACGCACATTTCCTAACACATAAATACCGTTGTATACACAATGGCCACAACAGATAGACAGAACAGATTACTAGTAGCGGAAGATTGGAGAAAGATCTACCAGGCATTCCAACAGGCGGATTTCAAATCTTACGATTTTGAGACACTGAGAAGGACTATGGTTGCCTATCTCCGTGAGAACTACCCAGACGATTTCAACGATTTTGTAGAGAGTTCGGAGTACGTGGCACTTATAGATCTGATAGCATACATATCGCAGGCCCTATCTTTTAGGGTTGATTTAAACGCTAGGGAGAATTTCCTTGAAACTGCGGAAAGAAGAAATTCAGTATTAAGATTAGCACGGCTAATCAACTACAATGCCAAGAGAAACAAACCTGCAACAGGACTATTGAAGATAGATAGTATATCCACATCACAAGATGTGCTAGACAGTTCTGGAACGAATTTAGCAAATTCAAATATCATATGGAATGATTCCGCAAACGCCAACTACAGAGAGCAGTTTACTGCTATTTTGAATGCGGCAAACCAAACCGGACAACTGTTTGGCAATCCAAGAGAGTCTGGGAAAATAGGCGGCATAAACACGGAAGTCTACACATTAAGTTCTAACCAGTTGGATCTGCCTGTATTTAATTTTACTAAAGGTGTCGGAGGCATAAGCAGAAATTTTGAGATTGTTTCAAGCACTATCACAGATTCAGATTCTATATATGAGTCATCACCTGTGCCAGGAACAGGACTGACATACACATACAGAACAGACGGTGCTGGTGACAGTTCAAACAACACAGGATTCTTTTTTCTTTTTAAACAAGGAACATTAGAGCAAACAGACTTTACTGTTGATACATCAGTAACAAACTACGTAAAAAGTTTAGAAACAACAAATATTAACGACTCGGATATTTGGCTATACAAATTAGATCAGTTTGGACAGATATTGAACTTGTGGTCTAAGGTTCCGTCATTAGCTGGAAACAATGCAATTTATAATTCATTGTCCAAAGCGGAGCGAAATACCTACAATGTAGTGACTAAGAATAACGACGCTATAGACTTTGTATTTGGTGATGGCAACTTCTCGAACATACCACTAGGCAGTTTCAGGACCTACTATAGGGTCAGCGACAATGCCAAGTTTGCTATACAACCAGCCGACATGCAGAATGTACAGTTGACCGTGCCTTATACTGATGCCAACGGTGCTCAGCAGTCGTTAACCTTGAGTATAAGTTTAAAGGCAAGTGTCTACAATTCAGCGGCGACAGAATCCAACGAATCAATTAAGGAAAAAGCATCGCAGGTTTATTATTCACAGAACAGGATGATAACCGCTGAGGACTACCAAGTGGTTCCCTTGTCTGCATCACAGGAGATTGTTAAAGTGAGATCCGTAAACAGGTCAGCCTCAGGCATAAGCAGAGCCAAAGAAATTTTAGATCCAACAGGTGCTTATTCAAACGTCAGTGTGTTTGCAGAGGATGGAATACTTTACAGGGAAGAATCAACACAACAGTTTACTTTTACTTTCAACAACAGGAGTGACATACAGTCTACAATAGATACATCTGTGGAAGCCAAGTTAAAGGAAGCATACGCAAGGCAATTTTATTATTTAAAATACGCTACAAAAGATGTCAGCACTCTTACTGCAACATGGAATTCAACGACAACTTCCACTAACACCAATACTGGATACTTCACATCAGGTGGTGCATTAGTAATAGGTGACTCGGCCACTTCCAACTTAAAGTATGCCAAACCCGGAGCATTGGTCAAGTTCACTTCCCCAGACACTAGAAAGTTCTTAAACGGGACTTTGGTTACTTCAACAACGGACAATGCAGAGGATAGACTATGGGCCAAGATAGGAGCGGTCGTGCTAGATGGTGCCAACAGTGGATTGGGAAATTTAGAATCAGGCGTAGGTCCTGTGACTTTGAACAACATAGTTCCAAATGGTTCCGTGATAAATGCAATTATCCCTAACCTTACCACGTCATTTTCAGCAACACTTGAAGCAGATATTATAGCTAGAATTGAAGCGTATGAAGAATTTGGACTTAGATACGACATTGATACAGAAACATGGAAGGTAATAACTTCAACTAACTTATCGGCTAGCACAGTTTTTAGCCTCGGTAATCAAGGTAGCACAGCAGGAACAAACGCAGACGCCAGTTGGTGGTTCAAGTTCACGAATGACGGAAACACTTACACAGTGCAGTTCAGAAAATTAGATTACATCTTTGAATCAGAATCGCAGAACAAGTTTCATTATGACCTTGAGGAAAAAATTTATGATTATAAAACTGGTAAGAGCGTAAAAGACACAGTAAAAATATTAAAGACCAACAGCATTGTTTCATCAGGTAATAGTATTGGTTACCCATTAACTTGGCAAGTTGTGGACACAGTAACGGAATCAGACGGATTCCAGGACAACAGGAAAGTTAAAGTTGGTTTCTTTGATGATGACGATGACGGGGTAGTTGACAATCCTGAACTGTTCGACATTATAATTGAACCAACTGTCTCAGAATCAACTAAATTTGTGTTCTCTGAAAAATATCTTTCTTATGACAAAATAGAACGATATAAACCATACGCTTCCTCTAATTTTGTTGTGAGCCAAAATGAGGCAGATATTAATCTTAGCACTGGAAATTACACAGACGGCCAATTATTTTATTTTTATGACGAGGATGAAGATGTAGTTAAAAAATACAGTTCCACTACAAATACACTTACAACTAGCACTGACTACATAGCAAGGAAAGGCAGAGGTAGTATAAGTTTCCAATACAAACATCATGCAGGGCAGGAAACCAGGATTGATCCCAGCGTTTCCAACATAGTAGATGTATATCTTTTAGAAAGGACGTATGATAATCTATACAGGATCTATCTGCAAGACGGTGGTACTAAACCAGACACGTCAACTGCGGATCAGTTAAGGATAAGTTATTCAGGGACACTAAATCCTCTGAAATCACTCTCCGATCAAATAGTCTACCATCCGGTAAAATACAAAGTGCTATTTGGTACCAATGCAGAAGAAGAACTGCAGGCAACATTTAAGGTTGTTAAAAATCTTAAGACAAACGTGTCGGACGCAGTCATTAAGACACGTGTCATTGCCGCTATCAACGAATTCTTTGCACTTGATAATTGGGATTTTGGTGATGCATTTTATTTTACAGAATTAGCCGCTTACATACACAACCAACTGGCTCCAGACTTGTTGACGGTAGTCATTGTACCAAATCAATCGGGACAGACATTTGGATCTCTGTTTCAGTTGAATTCCGCGGCGGACGAAATTTTTATCAGTGGGGCCACCGTTGATGATGTTTCTATCATAACTGCACTTGGAGCCAACCAATTGGCATCCTCTGGCACTGTGGTTACATCAACATCAACTGCCACGACAAGTTCTACATCAGGATCAGCAGTATCAGGCTCTACTACAACCAGTTCCGGCTCAAGTTCAAGTTCGGGCAGTAGTGGATCAGGATATTAATGGCCGACAATATAACAAATCCATCAGCAAACAATGAAGTTGTAAAGCAAGGCACCAACGAGTACAGACGATCTGTGCAACATTTGCCTGCTTTCTACAGGACAGATACTAACCAAAGATTCTTGTCAAGCACGATTGATCCTTTGATACAGCAAGGTAACCTAGAAAGACTAGATGGGTTTATCGGCAGGCAGGACGCCTACACTAGAGATGTCACTGACAGGTATTTGCCGGCAACCAGCAGAGACAGGATGGCTTATCAACTTGAACCTGCTGTAACTTACACGAACAAAGACACAACGTCAATAAATCCAGAAGACCAAGTACAGTTCACGGGTACCTATGATGATTACCTTAATCAAATAAAGTATTTCGGTGGTAATGTTGACAATCATGATAGATTGAACAAAGAGACAGTCTACAGTTGGAATCCAGCAATTGACTACGACAAATTGGTAAACTACAGGGAGTACTATTGGATACCGGAGGGACCTGGTGCAATAGAGATAGATACGCTTGGGCCGTCTGTTGTTGCAGAGTACAAAGTAGAAATTGCAGAAGCTGATGGAAGTTCTGCAAGGGGTTACAGTTTCCCGCACAGGGAAAATGAGAGGAATCCTAGTATTACCTTGTACAGGGGTAACACATACAAGTTCAATGTGAATGCAAAAGGACATCCTTTCTACATAATGACTGAACCATACAAAAGCCAAGTTTCGGAGGATGGTTCAACATCCACACTTTTTAACACTGGTGTTACAAACAACGGTGCAGACTATGGAACGGTTACATTTACAGTTCCGACTGCAGGTGTGCCTGACACACTTTACTATCAATGTAGCAATCATGATGCCATGTATGGTATATTACAAATAAGGGACATCACCAGCACGGTTAAAATAAATCCTGACAACGACATTATAGGTGTAAAAAATTATAGTCTAAGGACTTTAGATCTTTCAAATGGAATGAAGGTCAAGTTCACAAACAGTTTGGTACCGACTGAGTATCAAGATAAAGAATACTATGTTGAAGGTGTTGGTGACGCTATCACGCTGACGAACGTTGAGGATCTTATCACTCCTGGATCCTATGCCACAGAGTCTACTATACTTTATGATTCCGTGGCCTATGACTCACGACCATATGCAAAGGCTTACTACACTCCAGATACTACAGATTATATCACAATAAAAAGAGACAGTCTAGACCAAAATGCGTGGTCCAGGTACAACAGATGGTTTCACAAATCCATTATCGAAGAGACAGCCAGGGTAGGAGGTTTTACTCCTAATTTGGACGAGGGCGACAGGGCCAAGAGACCAATCATAGAGTTTGATTCGGGACTTGCACTGTACAACCATGGAACAGTGGCCAAGAAATCTGTAACTTTGTACGACACAGTAACCACTGATGCGTTCAGCAACGTTGTACTGCAAACAGGTTACATAATAGATGGACTTGCTCTAGCCGAGGGCATGAGGGTAATTTTTGCCGCAGACACTGATCCAACTGTTAAAGGCAGAATATACAAAGTCAGCTTTGCGACTGCAGGTGACAGTTCACAGGTGATATCATTGACACAGGAGCCTGACGGTGTACCAGGAGTTAATGACAGTGTGTTCATAGAATTTGGTACAGACAACCAAGGAAAAACTTTCAATTACGATCTTGCAACAACCTCATGGCAGGAGTCACAACAAAAAACAAAAGTAAATCAACAACCATTATTCAGTATGTTTGACAATAATCATGTATCGTTTGATGATCCTACTACGTATCCAAACTCGTCGTTTGTAGGAGCAAAAGTTTTTGAATTTGCAACTTCAGACACAGCAACCGAAGACACCGTACTTGGTATAAAGGTAAAATACAACACAATCAACAATGTTGGAGATATAGTTTTTGATTCCGATCATACATCAGGAAGTTTCACCTACAAAAGTGGCACAACAACTGTAACAAAAAAATTAGGGGAAGGACACCTACACTACACCACAGGACGTACAACACACAACTCCAGAAGTTCTTGGATAAAAAGAACAGTAAACAGTAAACAGCGTGTCGTAAGGACCTTAATAGTTGATGCAACAGAAAGACAGTTGTTTCCAATTGATGTATATAAAAATTCAGCTTTACTATCTGACATAGAGGTGTCTGTCAACATAAACGGAGTTAGGAAAACACTGACTACAGACTACACACTAGTTGACGGAACTACAAACAAATATATAAAATTTAACAACAAACTTGCCGTAGACGATCAGGTTAGAATTGCAACGTATAGCAGTGCTGACAAAGTAAGTGATAAAGGTATATATGAGGTACCACAAAATTTATCAACCAACAGTCTTAACGAACAGTTAGGTACTTTCACCTTTGGGCAAATACTAAATCATGTCAGAGACATATTAGATAGGAATCAGGAGGTTACCGGCAGTATTCCAGGTGTGTCCAACCTAAGGGACAAACCAGACGCTAGACTCAAAGGTGGTAGCATCCAGCAACACGAGGCACCATTGCTTCCTGCCGTGTTTAGCATTATAGATCAAGATTCAAATGCAATTACAGCCATCGATTATTCAAATAAGGAATACGAAAAATGGTACAACGCATTCCTTACACATGCCACAGGCACTGCGTACGAAGGCGTGGCCACAGATAGGGTTGACGAAATTATAGCGGCAATCACTCCAGGAAGAAACAGCAGTTTCCCATTCTATTATGAAGACATGATAGGCTATGGTGAAAACGTTTCCAAAAGGTCATACACTGTAATGGGTGCGACCCAGACGGAATATGCATTAGACTCGCAACACACTATTACAAAAACAAGTAACAGGGCAGTTTATGTGTACTTGAATGACGTCCAACTTTTATTAGGGACAGATTACACTTTCAGCACTGTAGATGACAGTGTAGTCATTTCCAAAGCCCTAGTCGAGGGTGATAAAATTGTAATAAAAGATTACGAGGACACCACAGGTAGTTACATGCCACCGTCGCCTACCAAATTGGGAATGTATCCGAAATACACTCCTGAAATATACACTGATACCACTTATCTCACAAACACTTCCGTGATAAGGAAACACGATGGATCAATTATAAAAGCATACGGTGACGAACGTGATGATCTTATTTTAGAACTAGAGAAAAGGATTTATAACAATATTAAGGTATCATATGATTCAGATTTACTTGAAATAAATGACGTGATGCCTAGTGCTTTTAGCTCTACAGAATACAAGTCTACAGAGATAGACAATGTAATGGGTCCTGATTTTTATCAATGGGCGGGTCGGAACAACGTGCAATACATTAACAACACTGTGTTCTCAGAAGGATCCCCATTCACATACAACTATTCTAGATCGAAAGGAAGACTGACTGGTGAGAACCTACCAGGACACTGGAGAGGCATATACAAATATTTCTATGACACTGATGCACCTCACGTGAGACCATGGGAGATGCTAGGCAATTCCCAAAAGCCTTCGGACTGGGAGGCAACATATGGCCCCGCACCGTACACATCTGCAAATGACGTGCTGTGGAACGCCATAGCGACACAGACCGGAAGGTACGGTAAGCCTGAGATCAAAACATACTTGCCGGTAGATGCATCTGGCAACCTTCTGGATCCACTTGCGGCAGGAGTAGTTGACAATTTTGACATACCAGGTAGGCAGAACGCTTGGAAGTTCGGAGATCAAGCCCCAGCGGAGACGGCATGGAGGAGATCCAGTGCATTTCCGTTTACCGTATTAAAAACATTGGCACTTACAAAGCCGGCAAAATTCTTCTCAAACTTTTTTGATACATCAAGGCTTTCGACTAACGTTTCTAATAATCAAATTGACACAGATACTGGAATAAGGAGATCATTGGCCACGGCCAAGTACCACCTTGAAACAGAAACCAACAATGCAACGGGTGTTACTACTCGATACCAAACAACAGGCTATCAGCCCTACGTGGTGAATTATCTGGTTTCAAGAAACCTCGACGCCAAATCATTCTATTATGACAAGATGAAGGAGTTGACTGTCCAGTTGTCCTACAAGCTAGGTGGGTTTACTGATAAAGCAAATTTAAAAGTGCTTACAGACAGTGTGTCACCTGGATCAACGGCAGGTTCAAAATTTATTCCTGATGAGAACTACAAAATAGTTTTTAGAACTTCAAATCCTGTTGAAAGTTTTTACTACTCAGGTGTCCTAGTTGAGAAGAACACAGACATCAGCGAAGATGGGTCAACTGTGTTACCTGGATTCAAGGTACTAGGTTACAGCACAGTCAAACCATATTTCAGCTTCAATTATCCTGTGAAAACTTCTACAGAGACACCGGTATCAGTTGGGGGATCGATTACAGTAAAACAATACAATACATATGAAGAAAACACACAAACAATACCTTATGGATATGTGTTTGACACCATACAAGACGTAGCTGATTTCTTGTTTGGTTATGGATACTGGCTTGAAACACAGGGATTCAAATTCAACAAGTTTTCAACTGAAATCAAAGAAACATTAAACTGGTCTAACGCAGTAAGAGAATTCTTATTTTGGACAACACAGGATTGGGCTCCCGGAGCCGCGGTCACTGTATCTCCGGCCGCGGATGGGTTCGAGCTCGACACTAATAACAGTGTGGTTGGAAAATTAAGGAATCTAGCAGGCGACTACTCAATATTAGATGCTGGCGGAAGAAAGATAGATATAAAAGAAATATCGACCAAAAGGATAGGAAAAACTTTTGAGTTGGGCATCAAGTCTGATACAGTCGGACTTTACAACGTTGCACTAAACACAGTGCAAAAAGAACATCTATTGTTATTTGATAACAAGACTGTGTTCTCGGACATTATATATGAGCCAAGCACTGGTTTTAGACAGCAGAGATTAAAGTTGGTAGGTTGGAAAACAGCAGGGTGGAATGGTGACTACTATGCACCAGGCTTCGTGTTTGACGCCGCACAGGTGACATACTGGTTGGCCAACACAGACTACAGGATAGGAGACAGTGTTGAGTACCAAGGAAAGTTCTACGTAGCCAAGACAAATCACAACTCGGGGACTAGCTTTGTTACTGCAAACTGGACACAGAAAGATAATAAACCAGCGCCGCAACTTATTCCAAACTTTGAATACAAGATATCGCAGTTCAACGACTTCTATGAGCTAGAAACTAATAACTTCGATGAATCACAGCAACAACTGGCTCAAAGATTGATAGGATATCAGAGCAGAGACTACCTAGAAAATCTTTTTGTCAATGACGTATCGCAATATAAGTTTTATCAAGGTTACATTAGAGAAAAAGGCACACAGAACGCAATTGACAAGATCTTAAAAGCCAAGTACGAAGGAGAAGATATAAGTTTAGATCTATATCCTGAATGGATGATCAGGACAGGCAATTTTGGAAATCAAGATTCTATAGAAAACATACAAATTACAATGAAGGACAACGAAATCACTAAAAATCCTCAGAGTATTGAACTTCTAGACAATAGCAGTGACACAGTATCATATTTGGGGTCACGTGGGATAGTCAAAGAGAATTTTTATTACAAACCTGTTGAGTACACAGCGTCGACTACATTCAGCAGGCTGGACTACACCAAGGAGGGTGTAAGTAGGGACACCGCACAGGTTTTTAAGACAGCAGGGTATCCACAACTTACACAGGTGCAACACACTGCATTCAACATAGCAGATCTTTTGAACCTTGACATCAATAACATCAAAGGTAATGACCTCGTATGGGTTGCCAATAAGAGCAACAATGATTGGGACGTTTTTAGAATTACAAATGTTGGTTTTAAAATAGCAAATCTTATTTTAATCAATGACAGCACACAATTAGAGATTACATTCACTGGTTCTCATGGATTGTCGGCAGGATCACGTACCACACAGGCAGACTACTTTGCCATATCCAACAGTGAGGAGACTACCTTGAACGGCGTGTACCAGGTATCTGCTGTGCCAAGTCACAAGTCAATAATAATAGACTACACAGGAAATGTTGGATTTATTCCTGCATTGGAAGATGGATCCACAGCTGACAGTTTTGGAAATGTTTTGAAATTCATATCTGTGAGGTTGGCATCAATGGACAATGTAAACGATCTCCTAAATTATGCAGAATACAAAGACAGGGTAGATGAAATAGAAAAGCCGGGTGACAAAGTGTTTGCGGACACTGACAGTGCGGGCCTATGGCACGTGTATGAA